GGGCGGGGTTTACGGTGATGCGGTGGTCAATCATAAACCCCGCCTCCTTTCTTCGTGTTACTTCTGGAACTCGACTAGTACACAACCGAGGGGACAGCTTGCACTCTTGGGGAGCACAAGTACGACGCGCATCGGGTACCAGTCGGGAATTTCAAACTCCTTCCCGAGGAGCGCTTCGTAGCTGGTGCTACGAACTTCCGGGTAGTGGTGCTCATCGAGAGGGGGGAGGAACGTTTCAGCCCTCCGTGGCGCACGGGCGACGTCGAACCGGAAGACCTTATTCGTCACAACACGTGACTCTGGTAGCGGGGAGCATCGCTCTTCAACGACCCTATCGATCTTTAGAATCGCGTAGGTCTTCTTATCCCCCTCAATGAGGGGCGTGCGCCCGTAATGCGGCTGCCCGGAACGGGCGTAGCGGTAGGCAAGCTGCCGGATGGATAGGGAGTCCTCGTTGTATCGCAGTTGGGCCAGCATCCACGGTACCCCGCGCATCTCTTCACGGCGGATTCGGTATTCCAGCGGGTCGATGGCGTAGCCGTAACCGCGGAAGGTGGGTAGCATTTCCACCATCACCTCGTACCGGAGAGGTTCACCGGAGCGCACCACCGGGCTTCCGGTACGCGGAGCTCTCCCCCACTGCTGGACGCAACCCGCAGTGATAGTAGGCTACCGGGTTTCAGGTTCAGTTCGGTGGGCATCTTCGTATCCTCCTTATCCTTACTAGCTCGAAATCCAGGCGAGGAACGCGAGCCCGAAGAGAAAGTCATCGCTTTCTTCCTCTCGCTCCTTCTGTTCGGCCTCGTACACTTCACCCGCCAGACGCTTCACGTCGTGGTAGCTCATCGGTTCGAGGGTCATTGCTTCTTCATCTCCTTCGTTAAGTTTTCTTCAAGTTGTTGTAGGTCGTAGCGGAGCCGGGTAAGGCTCATAGCTACGTTGCCCGGCACGTTCGCATCTTGCAGTGCCTTGACTGCCAGTGTAGCAATACGCTCGGTGAGCGCCTTGAGTGCGTCGGCAGCTTCCTGCTCCAGGTCTTCCCCGCGCTCCGAAATCTTCCACAGCACCACGCTCTCCGGTTCGTCTGGCTCTTTTGCCCTGGGCTTAGTGTCCCAGGGCAAAAGAGCCCGCACGCTCTCGGGTAGCCCCACAGGCCCCGAGCCGGGGTAGAGGTACCCTTGCTGTACGACGTAGAGCCATCGGCGCAGGTAGCTGAGCACCTTGTTTCGGTCGCGGCTAGGCACTTGGCTCAGCTCGGCAATGATGAAATCCAGGGACACGCCCTGTGCATGTGTTCCGCCGCCTCGCTTCTCCTTCAGGAGTCCTTTGATGACGGAGTTGGGGAATACTCCGACGCTCCGTCCGTCCTTCCGTCCGTCCTTGGCGCGTTCGCGAATCCATCCGTTGATTGCGCCGTTCTTGAAGCCCATGATGCGGTTGAGCTGGGCGACGTGGACGTAGACGCAGGGGGTGCCGTTGTAGTCAGGGGCGTAGCGGAAGACCAGCGGCATCTTCTCGATTCGTCGGGTGGACTGGACGAACACTTCGCAGGTGGCGACATGAAACTCGGGGCGCTCGGCGCTGGTGCGGTGCGAGATGATGCGCATCCCTTGAGTTAGCTTGGTTGTCATTGTTTAGCTCCGATGCGGAAGGCTGTTTCAAGGTGCGTAACAGCAAGTCGTAGGTTAGCCAGGGGCTGAAAGCCCCCGCTCAGCTTGTACCGTCCCAGACGCAGCAGTTCAGCCATTTCAGCGGTGCGTTCAGCGCACTGGGTGAGGGCTTTAATGGCCTCGGTAGTTGCGATGTCGTGCGGATAGCGCGGTTCTTCGGCGCTATCTGCTTGGGTTAGATCTGCCATTAGTCCTCCTCACGTGCGAGGGCTACGTAGAAGCGCCCAGAGCGGGGGGTGCGGTACACGTCGATTACCTCTCGGCTGTAGCGGGACGAGGGGGTGCGCAGGTCTAGCCCGATGAGCTTGTTCGTGTCCTCCGCACACTCAAGGGGAGCATGACCGATGTAGCTGGTCTGTAGTACGCGAAGGATTAGTTTGCCGTCTTCTGCTGGGCCGAAGCAGGCTTCTCGGATCATCACCTCGTCGTAATCGTCACCGGGGTAGACGGTTGCGTAGCCAAAGCGGGCCAGTGCCACGGCTCGGGTGTAGGCGTGGAGCGGGTACTCTCGCTGGTCGGCTTCTTCCTTGGTCAGCGTCAGCAGTTCCGGGTCGATGATTGCTTCCATGCGCTCGCGCGGCTCTGGGTCAATCTTGCCGTAGTCTTTCAGGTTGCCGAACGGTACGATGGTGTTGCGGGTGTACTTGGTGGTCATTGGTTATCCTTTCCAGTCTCGGGTGCGGTAACTGATGCGCAGGTAGGTTTCGGCTACTTCGAGCAAGTTACGTCGCTCGGTGGGGTTGTCACACGTCGCCGCTTTAAGGATGTAGGAGCAAGCCAGGGCGTGCTTGGTGCAGCCGAACTCCTCTTCGTTCAGCACTACCATTGCGGAGGAGAAGTTGAGCTCTGCTACGTTCTCCGGGTCTACCTCGTGCTCGCGATGGGCGAGGTCAATGAGCTTCTTAGTGGCTTCTGCCTTATCTGAGTCAGACGACTCGGTACGCAGGTTCCAGACGTTGCGGAAGGCGTCGCGCCACGAGTCGGGGAGCATCGAGGCCATGTATTCGCGGTTCTCGTCGGTGTACATGTAGGTCATTAGCTTTCTTCCTTTCGGTTGAGGTGCCAGGTTCGGAGGCTTGAGAGCGCGGCACCAAGATAGCGGCGGCGGGTGTCGGGGTTGCCGTAGCTGTCTCCTATGAGGAGGTAGGATAGAGCTTCCACCTGCTTGGGGGTGTGGATTCCTCGCGCGTTCCCCCGCACTACCACTGCGGCTCGCCGCAGGTCTTCTACAGGGCCGAAGCGACCGAAACCTTTTTTATCGACGTCCAAGATGAGCAGGCGGACTCCGGTAAGGGCTTCGTCCCAGTCCTCGTCAGGCGACTCAGAGCGCAGCTTCCAGATGTCGCGGAAGGGATCGCGCCAATCCAACGACATTAGGTCGGATAATTCAAGGCTCTGTTTGTCGGTGTAGAGTACTTTCATCAGTCTTCTTCCTTTCGTTGAGTGTCACGCCATGCTTCAAGCTTCCCCCCGGCACGTCGCAGTTCACGGACACGCCCTGCCCACTCGTCGCAGATGAGGGCGGCGATGAGGTGGTACACGACTTCGGACTGTAGCCTGTGGTGGAATTGGCCGGCGTGCATCTCGACCATGTACATTGCCGAGAAGAGCCACACGCTACGGAGGGGGTCCATCTCATGCGCACCTGCCGGGAGGGTGGTGAGCTTGTTGATGCGCCAGAGGGCGCTGTCCCAGCTCTTGTCGGTCGAGTCTGGGCGCAGGTTCCATACCCTGTGCAGGGTCTTCCTCCAGGTGAGGGGCATCTGGGCGGCGATGCGCTCGCGATTTTCGTTGGTGTAGAAGTCGGTCATTAGTTCTCCTTCTTGTTCTTGTTCGGTCGGGGTACCCACGCCAGCAGTGAGCGTAGCGGCGGGTACTTGCGGTGGGTGGCTTCGAGTCGTGCTCGGGTGTATCGGAGGGTGCGTACAGGCGGCATCTTCGGTACGGGGGAGGTGGCAACGCTCGGGGCGTCGTAGAGCCAGGCGTCGTCGGCGTTGAGCTCGCGGATGCGCTCATCGTGTTCGGATAGGGTGGTCATGCGGTTTCCTTTCATTCGTCTGAGTCTTCCCATTCGAGGGCGGCGAGGGCGGCGAGTACGGTGAGTCCCGAGATAGCGACTAATACGCCAAGCGAGCAGAGTGGTACTAGCACCTTGGCGGTGACGCCGGAGGTGCTCTCGACTACCCAGCCTGCCGACAGCCCCTCAGAGCCGGGAAGGTGGATTCCGAAGTCGTTCGTCGAAACCACGGTTTGAGTGACACCGGCAGGAGAGGTTACGCGGTGGTGGCGGGCGAGGGAGATTCGGTAGCGGTTGTCGCCGGAGCGGAGGGTGTACCAATCATCCGGGGAGGACAACTGCGCGTAGGCCCGGAGGACGTTACGGATGGTGCGCGGTTCACCGGATGACGCGAGGATGCGGTTCATCTTCGTGTCATCGCTTCCTCGCGTCGTAGGCGACCTGTGTAGTAGGAAGAACCACATTCAGAGGGTCGTTCGGGTCAAGCTCCGGGGTGTTCTCGCCGCCACGGATAGCTTCGACGTGCTTAGCCAGCTCGGTCAGCGCGCGGGTGATGTCTTCCAGGCTCATGGTCTGGTTGTTGTTCTCGGTCATTTGATGGTTCCTTTCTTAGGGGGTTAGTTGGTTACTTCGTATTCGCTCTTCACGCTCTCGGTGAGGATGTACGAGACGCCGTACTGCTCGTAGACTTCACGAATCAGGTAACCTTTGATGACACAACCAACAAGGGTGTGTAGAGGGGCGTTGTTGGGGAGGGGGAAGTAGTAGGTATCGAGAAGCGTGTCGCGGAGAACGCCCGAGACGGACACAGGGTGCTTCCACACCTTAGTGATGAGGAAGTGGCTACCACTACGAGGGGATACCAGCGAGTAGACATGCTTGTAAGCACCCGCGCTGACGTCGGTGTGGAAGTACGCTTTGAGCAGGTTGCGGATGGTGCGGGGCACGCGGGATTCCGCGAGGAGTTTGTTCACCTGAGCGTTCTGCCGGTTGCTCGTCTTGTAGCTGATTAGGGTGTCAGGAACGACTTCATCTAGGGGGTCGTTTGGGTCGAGCTGCTTAGACCTGATAAGAGTCTCTGCAAGGACACCGCAGGACAGGTTATCGACGCTCATCGGTTCGATGTTCCTTTCAGTAGGTTAGGAGAGTTCAACGATAATGTACTTGTAGTGGCTGTCTTCAAAGGTGTCAATCACCTTGCTCCCCTTGCCGAACGTCCAGCCAACCAGCGATGACAGGACGGTGAAGCGGGGAAGGGGGAAGTCCTCGGTACGATACACCGGGTCGTGCTCGCGCCCATCAGGTGACTTGACCTGGCACGCTTCGAGGCGGTGAACACGGTAGGAGGCCTCAGTGGTGGGGGAGTCGATGGTGTAGTTCTCATAACTGTCGAAGGAGTAGTAGTAGTTGTTGGTGATGTACGCCCTGAGAATGTTGCGGAGGGTGCGGGGAGCTCCCCATCTCTGCAGGGTGTCGAAGGCGTCCCGCTCCTCGTACTTGTTTGGATCTCGCACAGTCCACCCATCCGACACCACCTCGTTCAGAGGGTCGGTCGGGTCGAGAGTGCTACCACGGAGGTCTTCGAGCTGCTGGGATACCTCAACCAGGGTTGCGGCGAGGTTTTCCGGGGTCGGGTTGGTGTCGGTCATTGGTTAGTTCCTTTCAGTAGGGGGTTACAGCAGTTCGCAGATGAAGTACAGCTCGTCGTTCATCTCGAAGGCATCCAGTACTTCCGCCTTGCCCTCGATAGTCCACCCCTTCATTGCTTCAGGCTTCACAAGACCGGGGAGGGGGAAGTCTGCCGTGGAGAACGTGGTGTGCGGGAGGCTACGGGGGATGTTGATGCGGTAGGGGCGGGCGAGGTAGATACGGAAGTTCTTGCCGGTCTTCTCGGAGGACACGGTGGAGCTGAGGGAGATGGATTCTCGGCGCATGAGTTCTTTGAGGACATTGCGGATGGTAGGGGTTCGACCCACTCGTTCGAGACGGTTGAAGACTTCGGTGCCTCGGATGGAGGGGCCGTGCACGGAAGAGGATTCTTCCAGTACCTCATCCAGCGGGTCGTTGGGGTTGATTTCAGGTGTGCTTGCGCCACCGGAGGTAACCCCCATGTGAAGGGCGATAGCCTTGAGAGTGCTCTCAATGTTTTCCAAGGTCTGCTTGTTGGTGGTCATTGTGATTAGTTCCTTTCGTTGGCGTAGACCAGGGCGGCGTAGTCCAGGCGGTCTACGTAAGAGAGTAGGTGGGTGACGATGTTGTGAACGATAGCGCAGTGGAGCATGTCGCTGAGTGGCTTTCCTGGGCGGTACGTCCCGTTGTCTCGCAACCACTTGTAACCGGGGTCTTGTGCAAGGCTTCGGGAGGCTTCTTCCGCGTAGTAGTGGTAGCGGCGGCTGGTTTTCTTAGCCCGTTCGTCTCGTGCGCCGGTGTTCACCATGAGGTCGAAGTGCTCCTTCCATACCCCGAGGTCGATGTACCGCTCCGGGTTGGTCTTGAGGTCGGTCAGACCTTTCAGGTAGGCGGAGCACCACTTGTAGCGCTCGTGGTAGGTGGCGCTGAGGTCGGGGGTAGTGAAGCCCACGGCTAGTCTTCCTCCTCGGGTAGGGGGTGTAGGGTGATGTAGTCTTCCCACTTCTTGAATCCGCGAATGTCGCCCGCCAGGATTTGATAAGCGAACCGCTGGACAGAGGGGACGGTCGGGAAGGGGCGGCGCTTGAAGTAGAGGCGGCGGTCTTGCGCTTTATCGAACCAGTACCACCACCCGGTACGCCAGGAGATGTTTCCACACTCGACACAACGGATGAGAGTTTCCACTTCCTCCGCCCACAGCAACGGGCTATCAACAACCAGGGACACCTGCTCCAGCTGCTCGATGATTTCGTCCAGCGTTCCGTCTAGCGACTGGAAGACGTAAGCTAGTGGGGTGTGTACCGTCAAGCGGTATTTCTGTTCGGTCATGATGTGCTCCTTATCGGTTGGTCTTGGTCAGTAGTGCGAGGAGGAATCCGAGGTAGCCCATGTGGTTACTCCTCCATCAATTCAATCTCCCGCTCCCACTTCCTATGAGGCAGGAAGGAGCCGGTGAGAAGAGCCGCCAGTAGCACCGCGTAGCTTGCGAAATACACCAGAGTTAGTCCGTCTCCGTTCTTGACACCGCCCAGAATCCACCACGCCATAACCAGGGCGGACTCAAAGGCGATGAAGATGAGAGACATGGCGACGAAGACGGGGAACTCGTCGCCCGCAGTATCAGCCTCTTTGTCTTTCATTCGGAGTATCCAGCCACCCGTGTACCCTACGCCTGCATGGAACATAGCAAGCACGGCAAGTACCAAGAGTGGGTGGACTATATGGGCGACAGCTTCCAGGCTGAACGAGTTGAGCCAGTCAATCATGGCTAACCCACCTTCTCCGCTACACGCTCGACGAGTACGAAGCTACCGAAGGGTAGGCGGGTCTTCACGGTGGCACCGCCTGCAATGGTTGCCTCGTCGCCGTCGCTCTCAACGTAGCGGCAGATGCGGTAGTGCCCCTGGTATGGCAGGTCGGACAGCTCACCGTCGAGGATCGTGTCGGGGCGCATCTCGCCGCGTACCTTGAGGTTGCCGAGGTTGCCTGCGGAGTTATCCAGGTGGAGCCACAGGGCGCACTCACCGGCGAGCAGGTCAAGTCCGTAGGGGGTCAGGGAGGCGAGGAACAACTCGGGGGAGTCGGGGTCTTCTCCCAGTGCCAGTGGTAGGTTGGTGTCGCTGGTGCCGCGCACCTGTAGCATGGCGGTTAGAATCTCGTCGGTCGTGGCGTACAGGGGCTTGGAGTCCAGAGCCGCCAGCAGAGCCTCGGGTCGCCCAAGGGCGGCGAGGTAGGGTGAGTACGCCACGTCGGGGGTATCGTCGGTGAAGCGTAGGGCGTCGAAGGTTTTCACGGTCATGGTGAGGGGTTCTTTCTATCGGACGCGGGTTAGTTCAAGCAGGACGTAGGAGCCGTTGGCTAGAGGTGAGTCGTAACCGTCCCAGCCGTGAGGAGCGGCTACACCATCGTTTGCGTAGGCGTATTCTGCCACGCGGTACTCGCCGCGGTTATCGAACAGCCGAACGCTGGCTTCACGAATGTTTTCTACGGTAAGGCTGGAATAACGGGGGTGGTTCGCACTGCCGATACGCTCGCCTCCCGCGTGGAGTAGGTAGCGTAGGCAGAGGTCAGTCGAGCTAGACTCTGGCGGGTACACGTCCGCTGGGGTCAGCTTAGCGAACACGAGGCAGGGGTAGGTCAGGACGCTGCCGCGGGTCGGGGCATCACCGAAAGCAAGGGGTGCGGAGAGTCCATCTCCAACCGCTACACGGAGGCAGGCGGCGAAGATGTCTTCTCGCGAAAGGTAGACGTCCTCGCCGTCGACATACTGCCTTGCGGCTTCGTAGTTGTCGAGGGCATTAATGAACTCATCTCGCACGTTCTCCGGTACGGAGTCGCGGAAGTCGGCGGCATTGTAGAGGGTGAAGGCAGGCATCAGGGTTCCTTTCGTAGGTTAGTCGTCGTATCGTCGGAAGGTGTAGGTGAGAACGCCGTCCTCCCGTGTCGAAGAGATGCGCTCCCAGGGAGCCTCACCCCACGGGTCGTATGTTCCCCCGACGTCGTTCGTATAGCCGGGGAGCGAACGGATAAGCTCACGTTCGAGGTCGTCGGGGTACCATACCCACGTGTCCCAGTCGTGCAACGCCCACAGCAGGGAGTTCTGGAGGTAGGGGAAGTGGTCGCCGGTGGTGAAGTGTGAGAAGTTATCCAGGTCGTCGGGTGCGGTGCCTTCGGCTCGCTCGACGCGGTTATGAAGCGGGGTACCGTCGAACATGGCGGTGTCGAGTCCGTCGCAGAGGGTCAGCTCGCCGTCGTGCTTGGTAACCGTGGTGCCTACGTGGGTAGTTACTTCCACAGGTAGGTGGTCGAAGTCCCCTTCAAACACCGGGATACGGAGCTCGACGACGGCGTACTTAGGTTCGGTCTTAGCCAATGTCGATACCTACCTTGCATACCATGCCGTTGTATTCGGCGCTGTAGTCCAGCACTCGAACTCGGTGTGCAAGCTTCACGCTCCCGCCGTAGACCTTGGAGCGGGTGAGTCCACGCTCCAGCTCTGCACGGGTTTCTTCGGGGAGGTGGTACTCAATCTCGCGGCGGTAGCCGTAGGATACTACGGCACGGTCGAGGAAGCCGTCGATAATCCAGTTACCTCGGGCTTTGGCGGACACCTCGGGGAACACTTCCTGGAAGTCTCCGCTGTCCCAGTCCCACGCACGCATCAGGAGAAGCGCCGGGTTGTAGATGCTTTCTGCCATAAGTACCACCTGCGCCATGCGCCAGCGACCGGGGTTTACCCAGACACAGGGCTTTCCGTCTTCGGTGAAGTCGGGGTACAGCCAGAACAGGTCGTCGAGCTGTTCCAGGTAATCGTCGCCAAGCCCCGGCGCGAAGTCGGGGAGGGCGGACTCGTTGCTGTCCGGCTCGTCGCTGATAGGTACCACCGGCAGGTGTAGACCCTTGCTCTGGAGCCATTCACGCGCCTCTTCGTCGGTCGAGTAGTCGATAATCAGGCTGTCGTAGAAGCGGGACATAGCCTCGCAACAGTCGCTTTCACCACCGATAAGTCGGGAGCACAGCTCACGCCACAGGCGCTCTTCTTCGGCGTACACGTCCTCGCCGCTGTGACCGGCTTCTTCGTACTCAGCCAGGCGTTCGCCCATCTCTGAGATTTCACCGTTCATATGGGAGCCCAGGAACAGGGCGTTCTCGGTTGCGTCGGTACGCAACATCAGGTGGTCGTTCAACTCATAGTCGAGCAGAAGCGGGAACGGTTCAAAGCCAAGACCGTATGAGGTGGTGGACATGGTACGTCCTTTCAACTAGGGGTTACAGTGGAGCGCCGCTCACTACAGGGGCGCAAGTTCCCCGACACGGAATCGAACCGTGCCTATGCCTACCAAGGCGGGGATACTGGAAGTTATTTATCGGTTATGTGCGGTGCATTACTTGGTCACGGCGGGGTGAATCACCTCCAATCCTTCGGGGATAGGGCGGGGCTTGCGCACCGGCGCGGGTTCAGGTTCGCGCGGTTCGTCTATGAACTCGACGGTATCGCGGAACATACGCAAGGTGTACAGCTCAGCGTGCAGGTGGTCAAGCTCGCGGCGTTGCCAGATGTTCAGGGCGAACATGCCGGCGGCTAATATCAGCGCAAGCACCGCGGCAATGAAGACCAGGGCGGGCACGGTTTCCAGGGTTACGGAAGCAGTGGGCATTGACATTCGTAGTCGCCTTCCTCATTCATGATGTCGATACAGCGTCCCAGCTCTTCGAGGGGTTCGCCAAAGATCGGTTCCGTCCAGCGGTCACAGGTCGCCTTGAACTTATCGAGCGATTGGTTCAGCTCTTCGAGGGTTTCGCCGCTGTAGTCGGCATGGTTCTCAGGCTCGAACGCTTGGGCGCCGCGCCGGAATAGCAGGCGAATATAGGGTGCCAGGCGTTCGGGTACCAAATACTCGACAGTGGGCTCTTCAATTTCCTCGCCGTCTTCTTCGTGGTGCCAGACGATAACGGCATAGTGGAGGGTCTTGTACAGCTCACCGAAGGTACCGTCTTCATGCTCGACACGGTACGTAGAGGACTGGAGGCGCAGCTTGGGGACAAAGCCGTCCAGCACTAGGGACGCTACCGCCGCACGGAAGTCAGCGATATGTTCGGACGGGTAGGTAGGAAGCTCGTTAGTCATTAGAAGCTGAACCTCAATCCTGAATCCTCGAAGGCTTTACGCACTTCACCGGAACCGTCGCCGCCCAACACGTCATCATCCACCCAGTCATAACCGACACCAGTTCGGAAGGTATAGTCACGGCGGCGCGACTTAGACTCGCGGAACTTCACAGGTAGTTCGAGACCCAAGCGTTCAAAAACTCGCTTGAAGTCGTTGTAATCATCACGGGTAATAGAGTGGGTCATGGTCGCCACCCATGCGTTTTCGTCCACGAAGCGGAAAGCCATACGGGTTAGGTGGTAGTACTCTAGCGCTTCCTTGAGCGCGCCGCTCTCAGCGGCGGCGAGTATTGCCGACTTGTATTCAGCACGGGACATGGTGGACATGATAGGTTCCTTTCGATAAGAACTAGCCAGGGCTATTCACCTGCGGGTTCGAGGGTAAGGCTCTCTAGGGTACACCCGAACTCAGAGGCGATGTGCGAGTGTACAAACCGTGCGTAGGCTTCCACCGTTGCACGGGTGGGGAGCGCAGGCGGGGCGAACGGCGGGAGGTTCCAAGCGGAGGCGACCTTAGCCAGGGCGTCTACGTACTCTCCCAGGGTTCGGGGGTCGCGGCGGGGCGTACTAGTGTGTAACTCGCCGGAGGGCTTACGCCACACGGCGGTAAGGGCGTAGAGGTCGGGCATAACAGTTTCCTTCCAGTAGGGGGTTACATAAGCGCCAGGGATAGCGCGAGCGCCCGCCGGTGGAGTCGAACCACCGGGTATGACCGTCCGGGCTGTACAGGGGCTACGCCTGTACGCGGGGGGTTAGGGGGTTACCGTCGAGATAGAGCGGTTCGTTGGAGGTCAGGGTGTAGCCGCGTAAGAAGTAGTTACCGTTGCCGTCCTTAGTCCAGGAGTCACAGCGCTCCCCAACGGTGGTTGATACGCCATCACCGAAGTTTTCGTACATGATGTTCTTGATGTGGCGCGCGCGGCTAGTTAGATTGGTTCCGTCCTTGAGGTCTGATGCCGCCCACTCGAAGAAGTCCTTAGCGCGGGACGGCTTAGCGCCCTGTAGCCAGCCGTCTGTATCGAAGTCCAGCATGTCGATTAGGTCGCTAGGAAGGCTTGCGTAGTGTTCGCTACCACGGCGTAGTACCCGCCCTTCTTCGTCATGGAAGGCGCACAGGATACTGACAGTAAGCAGTTCGCCGCCCACGATAGCGGCTACTAGACCGCCGCCGTGTTTGTTCCTACGGAAAACCTGGAGGGTTACGGGGTAGGTATAGGTAGGGGTGGACATAGTGGGTTTCCTTCCAGTAGAGGTATAGGGGCGCTGGAGTAGCGCACCAAGGCGGGGATACCGGGTGCACCGGCGTTAGTCATCAGCAAAGACACGTACCCGGATAGGGTAGGCGATAGCGCCGTCGGTAGTGTCGATACCGTCTACAGAGCGGTCTACGTTATCGACGTATCGGAAGCCTTCTACCGGGAAACCGGCGAGCTTCTGAATGAGCTTAGCGAAGATAGAGTCCTCCCCTAGCTTGTCTTCCAGCTGCTCTAGGAAAGAGTCCTCGATAGGTTCGTGGATACGGTCGGTACCCTTTTCGTCCTTGGGTACTTGGGGGTACATGAGAATGTAATCGGTGATGAGGTCGCGGCGCTTCTCGAACATTTCTAGATATTCACAATCACCGGGGCACTCAGAGGGGTTCTCATGGGTGGCTAGAATACGGCGCATATCGTCGTTTGAGTAGGTGAAACCGAATCGGCTACGGTATTCCACTTCTTCGTCATCATCAATAACCATGTCCTCGACGGCGAACGCGGGGACACCGGCGTACACAATGTACCCAAAATCCGGGTGGTATAGATGTGCGCCGGGCTTTTCCGCGTCATCATCTATGACAAGGTACAGGTCAAGGTCACGTTCAGAGGTCATGGGTATTCCTTCCAGTAGGGGTATGAATACGCTAGGGATAGCGTGCGTACCCGCCGCCGGAATTGCACCGGCGCGTATGCCATCTAGGGCGGGCTGTCCAGGGTTACCGCCTGGACGCGGGGGTTAGAAGAAGTCACGCGAGCGGATAGGCGCACCGTGGTACTTAGCGGGTTCGCGGGACTGCATGGTAAAGCCGATAACGTAGGTTCCGTTCTCAGCCTTGAAGCTGTAATCACAGCACTCTCCAAGGTTGGAGAATATGTTTTCACCGAAGGCACAGCGCAGCGAGCTATCAAAGGATAGGCCCGTGTCTAGTACATAACCGCCTTCCACAAGGTCGGCAACAGCCCACTCGAAGAAGTCAGCTTCACGCCCGGACTTGATGCCCCGGATAGCGCCGTCTTCGTTGAAGTCCAGCATCTCGATAAGGTCGTTATTATCCGTTTCAAGTGCTTCACGGCTCGACATATCGACGTTGAACCTGTCGAGGTCCTCAGTATCGACATGCTGACCCATTACAAAGAGTTCAGCGGCTCCGATAGCGGCACCTTTTTCACGATAAGCAACGACGGTTACGGGGTAGGTAAAGGGCTTAGAAGTGGACATAATGAGTCCTTTCGATAGGGGTTATGAAAGTTCGACTAGGGGTCGAAACGTTCCCTAGCGAGGGCTCGAACCTCGCACCCGCTACGCAGGCGCTCCAACAGCTAGGGATACTTTTACCTTTTCCCATTACACTATTCCGTTATCAAACATCAATTTCGGCTATGTGCCTTGTGTGTTTCCAGTATATCAGGTTCTGAACAACTTGTCAAGTTCCTGTTTTCTGAAACTTTCGAGCCGGGGTTTTCCCGGTTCGTATTTAGTATATCAGCTTCTTAACAACTTGTCAAGCTCGTTTATTTTCGGTTTCGGATTATCCACGTAAACGACACGTGCGTTTCCACCGTACCTACTTTTGGGAATAGGTGGACTCTACAGGCAACCTAGGGGCTAAAAGCCCCGGCGACACGTTATTTAGTTGATATGTCTATCGTAGCGAGTACCTGATAGCTTGTCAAGTTCAGGCTAGATATTTTTTCCAGCCGGTTGTTTTCGGCTATGTGACTATCTAACCACGTAACCTAACAGCTTGTCAAGTTTTAGTAATGTGAAGTGAATCACTTTTGTTAGCGCTTTTACATAAGGCGCGCGTATGCGCGCGTAGTGTAACACGTTGCTATGTAGTGTGCAATGGGTAGTAGTGTGGTGTTGTACACATTGTGTAGTTTGGTGTGTGTACGTGTATGTGTGTGTGTTGGGTGTGTGGGGGTGTTGGTTGTGTGTGTTGGGGTGTGTGTCTATTTGGTGTGTGTATGTGTATGTATGTGTGTTAGGGTGTATGTTGCTATATGTGTGTATGTTGGGGTATATGCATTGGTGTGTATTGGTGTGTGTATTGTGTGTGTGTCTGTGTGTGTATGTTGGGGTAATGCATTGCTGTGTATGTGTGTGTGTGTTGGCGTATATGCTTTGGTGTGTGTTGGGGGTGTGTGTGTATGTTGGGGTA